TTGTTTGAGATGGAAAAGCATCAAGATAATATGGAATTTGAAGACGTAAATCGTCAAGCAGACAGAGATGCAAAACGTCTCGATATGATCGTGAAAGCTCGTACTGAAGTTTTAAACGATCAAATTAGAGGTGTTAATCAACCAACAAACATTTAATATGAAAAAACTAGATTTTGTTAGTTCTACCAAGAAATACATGAGCGGGCTTCTTTTTCAAATTGAAAGAATTGGAAAGAAAAGAGTATCTTTAATAATTATAAATCCAGTTCCAAATGAGCATGGTTTTGTAACTAAATATTTTAAAACTGGAAAAATTGAGACTGCTACGTTTTATAAAAAAAGAACAATGACTAGAGAATTTTTTGATAAATCATTTAGACAAGCTAAGGGTTGCTAATTTATGACAATTAAAAAACTTGTTTATATTAATGACGAGGCGCATTGGGTTGAAATAGATTCAATGACTCCTAAGCGCATTGATGGCAAAGAAGATTTAACAGTTGACGGATTTATTAACAAGCATGGTGGTATTTTTAGCCATGCTGACAGTAAAATGCACTATTCTGAGCGTTCTTATATGGACGGCATTAAAGCGGCGGGTTGTCATATTAAAGATTATAAATAATCTCTTGACAACTAGATGTTGTTTTAAATTATAACATTGCCTACTACTAATAGTTAAAATTATATTATGACTCAAGAAAAAAGTTCAAACGAAGTTTTGTCTGAAAAGTTAAATGAATTCTTCCCCGAAGAAATTGTGGAAGCAAAAGAAGAAGTTAAGGAGATAATCGAGCCTAAAAAGGCAATCGCTCCTAATCCTATGCTTGAAGAATTTGAAGATGAATTAGAAGAAGAGGAGATAGAAACTCCCGAAGCAGAAGAAAAGAATCCTGAAGTTGAGGAAGATAAAGAACTGAATAGGAGACTTAGCGGTCATCCTAAAGAGTTTATTGATCTCGTCAAATCGGTACAAGATAAAGAGTGGCAAACTAAGATTGTAGACGCAGGGCGATTATACCGTGCAACAAATGACAGACTTAGTCTTGAACTTGGAAATCTAAAAAAAGAGCAATCAAGCACAAAGGAATTGATCCAATTTATTGATCGTGACCCTGTTGCTGCTCTAAAACACATCGCCAAAATCACTAAAACTGATTTAGGCAGTCTCGTTGATGCACCTGTTCAAGATGAGGACGATTATGATTATCGCACCCCTGAAGAGAAAGCTAGAGACAGAAAGCTAGAAGATATTGAGCGCAAATTAAACCAAAGAGAACAATCAGATTTACAAAGACAAAACGCAGAAACAGCAAATCAAATTGAAGAATTTAGAAATGCCGTGGATGACGAAGGTGATTTAAAATATCCACTCTTTGATAAAGTAAGGACAAATATGGCTCTTTTCTTCAATGAAGAAAGCCCTCTTTTTAATCCTACTATTACAATGGCTAAAGCTTATCAAAAGGCAATATTGCTTGATGATGATTTAATAGCACAAAGAGATGAGAAACTTTTAGAAAGAGCAAAAGCAAAAAGAACTGCCGAAATTGAAAAAGCTAAAAAGCTTAAGAAATTTACAGGTCGTTCTCCATCTGCTGGCGTTAAACCTGCTTCATCTAAGGATGCTTTGTCAAGTATTTATGATTCTTGGGCTTCTGGTAATTTGTAAAGCTTAATATCTATTTAAAACAATTAAATAGAAATTAAAATGGCTAATCCAAATGACGTAGGTCAATTATTGACTACCACGCTGAATAATTACAAACCAGAAATTATCAGCAATATTCTTAACAACCACCCGTTGTTGAGTCGTTTACAAGCTAAAGGCAATATCATTAAAGAGACTGGTGGTGTGAATTTCCAAGAAAAGATTTCTTATGCTTCAAATGGAACTATTCAATCACAAGGCGAATATGATGCTTTTAACATTACTCCGCAAGACGTTCTTGCAACTGCTACTTTTGCTCAAAAAATCATTAGTGGTACTATGACCATGACTGATTTGGAAATGAAACAAAACAGCGGCAAAGAAGCTTTCATCAACCTTGCTGAAGCTAAGAAAAAAGTTCTAATCGAATCTTTGAAAAACTATCTTGGTTCTCAAATTTACGCTGATGGTACTGGATCTGGTGGAAAAGAAATTGGTGGTTTACAACTTTTGATTGCTGACGCTCCTACTACAGGAACTGTTGGAGCAATTAATCGTGCTAATTATTCAGTATGGCAAAACAAGTTGTATGATTTTTCAGTAGAAGGTCCGACTGCTTCTGCATTAACAATCCAAGCTGCATTTAACAAATTGTGGACTCGTTGCCAAGCTCAAGCTGGTGAATTACCTGATTTGATCGCTGCTGACTCTGTGTATTTCGAATACTTCGAGACTTCATTACAAACTAATCAACGTATCACTGACCCTTCCATTGGTGCCTTAGGCTTTTCAAGCTACAAGTACAAAAATGCTGACGTGTTTTATGATCCTGAATGCCCTGCTTCACATGCGTACTTTATCAATACAAATCACGTTTTCTTGAAATACTTAGGAAAAGATTTGCTTGAAGTAGGCGAAACTATGCGTCCAGTACAGCAAAATTGCTATGTGACTCCAATCGTTTTCACTGGTAACATGACCATTGACAACGCTAGAGTACACGGCGTAATGCACGCTTAATTAATTTAATTTAAAAGGATTTAAAATATGTCTAAATTTGTTGCTGTCAATAGCTTAGTGATTCCACAAGCTATTGACGAAACTTCTACAACTCAACTTTTGCCACTAGGCACTAGAGTTAGAGCTTATGATGTTGCCTCTACCGCTTATGGTGAAGGTGAATTTATCTACTTGAAAGGCGTTGCTTCTACCGTTCTCGGTAGCGTTGTAACTTTCTCTTCAGATGATTCTTCAACTGCTTTATTGGCTGCTAACGCAATCGATCCAGTAGCTGTATCAATGTCAATCAATGTAGCGTCTAGCTACGGTTGGTATCAAATCTATGGCAAAGCTGTTGGTAAAGTATTGGCGGCTTTTGCTGATAACGCCAATTGTTATGCTACAGCTACCGCTGGTTCAATCGACGATGCTGTTGTGGCTGGCGATAGAGTGAAGTGCATGAAAGGCGCTTCTGCTATTGACACCCCTTCAACTGGTTTGGCTGAATTAGAAATTAGCTATCCTTTTATGGATGACGGCGTAGCCGCTTAATCTTTTAAGGAAAAGGAGGGGGCATAAAAAACCCCCTCTAATTATTAATTAAAAAAACAAAAAAAATGACTAACTTAGTTTTAGATGTTAAACCTTCGCAATTAGTTCTCAGTAAAAATGGCGCTCTTAAAGTAGCCTTCTTTGATAGATTGTGCAAAGTTAATGTAAAACGTGACAATAAAGATCGCATAATTAGCTCTGATGAGGTTGTAAAACTTTTTATCCATATTGAAATCCCTGCTGACTCAACCACTGTTGTTATTAGACCAGTTAGAGAAGACAGAGTTATTGACGGCGATGATGTCCGCTGGGTTTCTGAAACCGAACTATACACAAGAGCTTATGACAAATATTTAGCCTTGAAAAATGCTGTGGTTTACGATCCACAAGCTGAAATAGAAGAACTTAAAAAGAAATTAGCTGCTGCTGAAGCTGCTAAAAGCGAAATAAAAGCAGAAGATATTGCTGCGCTTGAGAATGCTCCTAAAAGAAGCAGAAAACCAGCAATAAAAGAAGAAACTAATTTAGAGGCGTAAATGACACTTTTAACCATTGCACAATCAATTCTAAGGGAAACTAAGAATAGCAGCATTCCAATGTCTATTATTGGCAATACTCAAGATGTTGCCTATCAGATTCTCGAAGTATTGAATGTGACGATGGTTGAACTTGCACGTTCTTATGAATGGCAAGAATTACAAAAAGAAAAAACATTTAATTCAGTAGGCGCAACTGAAGGCTATGATTTGCCATCAGATTTTGACAGATTTGTAAATGAAACTTTTTGGAATAAAGATGAAATGTGGCCTGTAAAAGGTCCGATGACTCCTGAAGAATGGCGCATCCTTAAAAATTCAACCATTTCTGGTGGCGCAACAACTGAATATTTTAGAATACGCCAAGGCCAGACTTTAATTTTTCCAATTCCCGCTTCTGTAAATTCTTACATTTACGAATACATCACCAACTTAATTATTAATAGTTCTGTTGAAGTTGGTCAAACAACTTGGCTTGCTGATACCGATGTTCCAGTAATTGATCCATATATTGTGCGTTTAGATGCAACTTGGAGATGGCTAGAAAAGAATGGTCGCCCTTACGCAGAAGAACAAAGGACGGCAAACAATGCAATTGCAGAACGTGTAAGAGTAAACGGCGCAAGACGCAAAGTTAGACACAACTATAGCAATTTTGATGTTAAAATTGGATACCCACAATTAATAGTAGCTCCATAATGCCTTTAAACATTACAAAAAGCACAAGACTTTCGACTGAATCAAACCAAAACTCAAACTATCTTGGTTTAGGGCAAGAAAGAAGCGGTTCCGCCCTACGTTCAAATGTTCCTGCTCCAACAGGCGGTTTGAATACTAGAGATTCAGAAAGTGCTATGGAGCCAACTGATGCAGTAATAATGGAGAATTGGTTTCCATCCCAAGGTTCAGTTTCTACTCGCAAAGGCTTCACAGAATATGCTACTGGTTTAAGTGGCTACATTGAGACACTTATAGAATACAATGCTGGCGCAACCCGCAAGTTTATTTGTTGCAACAGTAGCCAAATTAATGATATTACAAATCCTGCCTCAATAGTTAGTTTAGGCACTGGATTTACAAATGCTAGATGGCAATGGGCTAATTTTAACGCCTATGTTATCATGGTTAATGGCGCAGATACGCCACAAACCTTTGACGGCACTACTTTAGCAGCAAGTACAATTTCAGGAAGTGGATTGACTGTTAGCCAATTAGATGGGATTAATGTGCATAAAAACCGCGTTTATGTTTGGTCTTCCAACGCACAAGATGTTTGGTATGGCGCAACAAATGCAATCGGTGGCACTTTTACCAAGTTTCAACTTTCTCGTGTAGCTCCTTTTGGTGGCAACCTTGTTTCAATGATGACTTGGAATTTAGACGGCGGCAATGGTGTTGATGATTATGCTGTTTTTCTTATGTCCTCTGGTGATGTTTTGTTGTATCAAGGTTCAGACCCTGCAACTTGGGCTTTGCTTGGAACTTATAAAATAGGTCGTCCAATTGCAATAAGAGGAGCTAAAAAGGTTGCAGGCGATATTATGATGATTACCGATCAAGATTTTGTCTTTTTTTCAGAAGTATTTAAAAATGATGGCGCAGTAACGCAAAGAAGCAAATTATCTGGCGCTGCAATTGATGCCGTAAATTCTTACGCTTCAAATTATGGCTGGGAAGTTGTTCTTTATCCAAAAGGTGGCTGGCTTATGATTAATGTGCCTGTGGCAACGAACGAAACTTATGTTCAATATGTAATTAATACAATCACGGGTGCTGCAACAAAATTTACAGGCATGAATGCGGTGACTTGGGGTAATTATAACAACAATATTTATTTTGGTGGAAATGGTAAAGTTTACAAAGCGGATGAAGGTTTTAGCGACAATTCTAATTACATTGTTTGCGATGTTCAAGCCGCTTACTCAAACCTTGGAAGCCCACAGGAAAAAACAGTAAATGCTTTTAGAAATATAATCAAAGCCGATGGAACTGTGGCAATCAATACTATTGTCAATTTCGATTATGGTAAAGAAGAAACTAGTCAAAATGTAAATTCTTCTGTAGCAAGCGGTTCTTTTTGGGATGTGAGTTATTGGGATGTGGCATTGTGGAGTCCTGAAGGATTAACGCGCAATGACTTAATTATTTCGTCTGGACAAGGTGTTGATGTCGGAATGCGACTTAAGACCAGCTTAAATGGACAGCAATTGAATTGGTATAGAACGGATTACAGCGTGACTGTAAGCAATATTTTATAGGTAGGAAATGGGATTTAGTTTTAAAAATTTTGCGAAAGGTGTAGCAGGGGCAGCAACTTTTGGAGCTGCTACAGGAGAATTTGGCAATTTAAGTGCTTACGGCAAGAATTTAGGAAATGTTTATAGTGCGGGAGCTACAGGGTATGGAAATAGTACTAACCCATCTACAGGAAATCCTTATACACCAGAACAAGTTACAACTGCAAATTTGTTTAGAAATCTAAGTCCCGAACAACAAAAAGATTTATTATTAAATAATCCGAATATTTCAACTCCTCAAGGTGGGCAATCTTATGATCCATTGACTAACACAACTACGCTAAATGAAAGCGACTTCACCAAATCGGAAAGGCTCCGCCAAGAAGGTCTAGCAGCTCAATTAAGTGGTTCTTTAAGTGGTGATTT